GGCAAGAAGATCAGGCAGCGCATGTTCAACGCGATGGGCATCGACGACGCCGACGACCTCTTCGTCGATCAACTGCCGCAGAACCCGCAGATACTGAAAGACGCCGACGAGATCGACATCAAGAAGCGCGAACTGGAAATCAAGGAGATCGCCCTGGAGGGCGAACTGGCGGAGCGCGAGGCGAAGACCATCAAGCTGCTCGCCGAGGCGGAGGGCATCGAGCCGGGCATTCAGATGAACGCCTATAAGGCACTGATGGGTGAATTGAATACGCGAGCCAAGCTCACCATCGAGGATCAAAAACTGCGACAGCAACAGCAAGCGCAGGGCGGGCAGGCCCCCGCCGGCGGCGACCCTGGCCTCGGCGGGCCGGCGCCGGCTGACATTGAGAGTTTACCAGAAGGCGCATTTTAGATGTGGACGAGATCGCAATTCGAGGCTTGGAAGATGTCACCGACGACGCGGGACTTTACGAGCCATCTCAAGGAGGTTCGGGAAGCCCTCAAGGAGCGATGGGCGGAGGGCGAGAAGATGAGCGACGAGGCGCAGATGGTCGCCGCAGTGTATAGCGACATCATCGACTTGAACTATGACGACGACGTCGCGCCATTCTATGACGCAACCGAGGAAGAGGAGACTGAGACCAATGACTGAGAACACGTCGGGCATGAGAGCCCTGGAGTATCGCGTACTGATCTTACCGGACAGCACCGAGGAGATCACCGAGGGCGGCATCATCAAGCCGCAGAGCACCGCCGAGAGCGACAGTTGGGCGCAAGTCAAGGGCACCATCATCAGCGTCGGCGGCAAGGCATTCGAGGACTGGGCGCCGGAAGAGCGGCACGCGCTGCAACCCGGCGCGAGGGTGTACTACTCGAAGTACGAAGGCGTACTGATCCAAGGCGCGGACGGCGAAGAGTACCGCCTCTGCGACGACAAGCGGATCGGGGCGATTATTCTGAACGAACTGGCGGCACCGGTGCGTCTCGTTCACGGTCGGGCGAAGGGCGCCGCGTCGAGTGAAGCAGTGGCATAATGAGGAGTTGAGGAAATGGCAGACGATAAATTGACTGAAGAAGAGCAGGCGATCAGAGACCTGGAGAACGGCGACGCCGGCGAAGACGATCAGCAAGCCGGCGAAGACGATCAGCAGCAGGGCGCCGAGAACCCCGAAGTCGAGGCACTCGCCCGAGAGATGGGCTGGGCGCCGGCGGACGAGTGGCGAGGCGATCCCGAGAAGCACGTAGACGCGCGGACCTTCATCAAGACCGGCCCCGAGATACTCAAGACTACCCTGCGAAAGCAGGACGAGAAGCTGGACGCCGTCAACGAGACCCTTCAGGGCATGACGCGCGCCGCGAAGGGGGCCGAGCAGCGCGCCTACGATCGGGCAGTCGCGGATTTGAAGACTGAGCAAGAGGAGGCAGTCGCCGACGGCGACGTCGCTGAGTTTAAGCGCCTCGACAATGAAATCGACAGGCTGGCGCCGCCGGCAGTCGACACCGGAGGCAGCATAGAGGCGCGCGCCGAGGCGGACTTCAAGGAGTTTCGTTCCGGCAACGAGTGGTACGGCAAGGACTACGAGTTAAGCGTCTACGCGGACGGCATCGCGCCGCACGTCGGAGAGGCGCACCAAGGGCCGGAGTTCTACGAAGAACTAGGCAAGGCGGTGCGCGAGAAGTTTCCAGAGAAGTTCGTCAACAGTCAGCGCCGGAGGCCGGCGTCGGTCGAGGGCGGCGGCGACACCGACGGCACCGGAGGCACAGCCAACGCCAAGACATACAAGGATTTGCCGGTGGAGGCGAAGCAGGCGTGCGACGAATTTGTAGAAGACGGTGTACTTTCACAGGCAGACTATGTTAAAGACTATTTTGCGACTGACGAGGAGGCTGCGTAATGGCTACTAAGAGACCGGCCCGCAAGCGGGCGTCACCGAGGAAGAGAGCGGCGCCGAGTGCGCCTAAATCAGCACCCGAGATCGTCGAGGCTAGCACTCGCAGTGCTCGGGATGAGACACGCGACCCTGACCGCGAGGAGAGCGGTCGGCAGCGACGTGTGCCGATGGGCTCGCAGCAGTTAAAAATGCAAGCCGAGAAGCGTCCCGGCTATGTCCGGTACTGGTTTAACGATAAAGGCAACAGGTTGCGCCGCGCACAGGATGCGGGCTATTCGTTCGTCCAGGACAAGGACGATCAGAAGCGCAGCATGACGGTGGGAACCCAGGAAGATGGGAGCCCCCTGCGCGCGTACCTGATGGAAACCCCCGAGGACTTCTACAATGAGGATCAGGCACTGAAACAAGTGCCGCTCGACGAGTTTGAGCGAGCCATCAACAGTGGGACACCTCAAGGGGCGAGACCCGAGGACCAGGGGCAATTCTATCAAGGCTCCGAGGCCGAGGGTGACGTTATCCAACGAGGCCGCTAACCTCTTGTAGATGGCTCTGTGTTTTAACGCTGGCCGCGAGGCCGGCAAATTACGGAGCCTATAAATGGCAAACGCAGATACTCCCTTCGGGCTGCGTCCGATCCGACACCGGAACGGCGCACCCTATAACGGAGCGGCGAACCCGTACTATAAAGCGGCTGGCTATGCCACTGCCCTCTTCGTGGGCGATGTCGTAGTCAAAACGGGGACTGCTAACACAGCCGCCGCGAGCGCACCCGGACTGGGTGCATTCAGCATCGCCACTCTTCCTGAGATCAACAAGACTACCGCAGGCGACAGCAACACCGACGGCGAACGCCAGACTGGTGTCGTCGTTGGCTTCGGGCCAAACCCGCTTGACCTCACCAAAGTTCACAGCCCAGCGTCTACCGAAGCGGTCGTGTGGGTCGTGGACGATCCCAACGTCGTATTCGAGGTTCAGTGCCCATCCGCGATTGCTGCCACTCAGATCGGCCTCAACGCCGTACTGATTGACACGCATTCAGGCAGTACGGTCACTGGGTTATCCGGTACCGAGATGGACGGCGGCGACAGTACTGCGCCGGCGGCGGATGCGTCATACCAGTTGTTGATCTTGCGGGCGGTCAATCGTACCGACAACGAGACCAACTTGGTGCACAACAAGATCGAAGTTGTGCTCAACAACCACACCGAGGCCCTGGGCATGGTTACCAACGCCTATGGCACCCTCGGTATATAGGAGGGCTACATAATGGCAGGTGTCATTACTTCAGGCGCACATCCGAAAGCGCTGTGGCCTGGAATGAAAGCTTGGTTTGGTCGCACCTACAACGAGCACAGCCCGGAGTTCCCGGACCTGTTCGATCAAGATACGTCCAAGAAAGCATACGAGGAGAGCGGTCTCGTGACCGGCTTCGGGCTGGCCCCGGTGAAACCTCAAGGCGGATCGGTGTCTTACGACACCGAGAGCCAGGGCTTCATTAACCGGGCGACGCACGTCGCTTACGCTCTCGGGTTCATCGTCACCTACGAAGAAATTCGCGACAACCTTTATCCGGTCGTCGGGAAACGTCGCGCGCAAGCGCTGGCCTTCTCGATGCGCCAGACGAAGGAGAACGTGGGTGCCAACGTCTACAATCGGGGGTTCAACTCGTCCTACACCTTCGGCGACGGCAAGGAAATCCTCGCCACCGATCACCCGTCCAAGGCGGGCGACTGGTCGAACGAGCTATCCACCGCTGCGGACATGAGCGAAACCTCCATCGAGGACTTGCTCATTCAGATCATGGGCGCGACAAATGACCGTGGTCTGAAGATCAATTTGATGGGCGAGTGCTTGGTCGTCCACCGCAATGATTGGTTCGAGGCGAACCGCATCTTGAAGTCCGTCCTGCAAAACGACACCGCCAACAACGCCATCAACGCGTTGAAGACGACCGGCGTTTTCCCGAAGGGCATCAAGCTCAACCATTACCTCACCGACACCGACGCTTGGTTCGTCAGAACCAACGCGCCGCGTGGCATGATCTGCTACGATCGCGAGATCGGCGAGTACGAAATGGACAACGACTTCGACACCAAGAACGCCAAGTCGAAGAAGTACGAACGGTACAGTTTCACCGTTGACGATCCTCGCGCTCTCTACGGTTCGGCGGGCGCTTAATCTGGGTGCGGGTAACCAGCCCCGCAACTGAGGCGGGGGGCGCGTGCAGCGCGCTCCCCCGTTCCCAACAGGAGTAAATTGAAATGGCTGCAAACAATCTCACCAACTTCCCCGGCGGTTTCCCGAATGGCGTATCCATGCGGGGCCTCCCCGTTCTCAACACCTACGGCGGCGACGTCTACTGGGTAGACAGCGGCGCCGGCGCGGACACCGGCAAGGGTACCTTCGGCAAGCCCTTCGCCACCATCGACTACGCCATCGGGCGCTGCACCGCGTCCAACTGCGACATCATCATGGTGAAGCCCGGCCACGCGGAGACGCTGGCCGCAAACATCACGATGGACGTCATCGGCGTCACAGTCTTCGGACTGGGGCACGGCACACTCAGGCCGACTATCACTGTCGGGGTCTTCGACGGCACCGTCGCCATGACCGCCGCGAATTCAGGCATGTACAATGTTCGGTTTGTGCTTGAAGACACCGACGACACCGTGGCGAGTGCCATCACCATCACGGCGGATGGCTGTGTCGTGGACGGCTGCGAGACCGTGGTCCATGCGACGGCTCAGTTCACCACGCACATAACGGCGACCGACGCGCAGTTTGTCGAGATCAGGAATTGCAAAATCCGATCCTTGCAGACTGCCGGCTCGACTTCCGGCATTGTCGTGGATGGCTGTGACGATCTCGTCATATCCGGCAACACCATCGACGGGCACTTCGGCGAGCACGCCCTGGACAACACCACGCCGGCGTCATGTGATGAAATCCTCCGCGCGTATATCGGTTACAACAACATCATCAACCGATCCACCACGGCGGGTGACCTCGCAGTCGAATTGGACGCCAACGCGACGGGCATGTTCGAGCATAACATGATCGTCGGCGGCCTCGCGACGACCGCCGCCAACTACGACATCGGCAACATGTGCCCGATGGAGAGTTACGTCGCCGACAGCGTAGGCGTCGACGTTCACGGCATTGTGTTAGGCACTGCCGCTGTTTAATCCATAGGAGGGGGGCTGACGCCCCCCTTCACTGACAAGAGGATATAAAGATGCCCAGAATTAAAAGCATCACTCTTGCCCCTTCGGCGCTTGACCGAAATGGCATCTCCACGACCGAGACCCTCCTAGCCACGCGGCTGGACTTCCTAATCAACGGCGCCCTCGCGACCGGCTACGACCGGAATGGGTTGGGCCTTAGTCAGACGCCCTCCAGCGCCGCCGCAATGACACTAGACGGCGCAGTCGGCACCAACTGGCGCGACCGGGGAGGGGGATATGTCCTGATCTACGGCGCCGCCGATGACACCGGGCGCACCTTCACCGTCGCCGGCAAGGATATACGCGGCGACGTTATCACCGAAGACATCACCGGCCCCGACGCCACTTTAATCGTGCTCGGCTCCACCAAGTTTTATGAGATCACGTCGGTCACGCCAGACGCGGCGACCGCCGGCGCCATCGAACTCGGCGTCAACGGCTACGTCGATCTCAGCGCGGCGGGCGCCGCGCAGCACGTCGCAATCTACTCCGCCGGCGACGATGATGCCGAGACCATAGTGGTCCTCGGTGAGAACCGGTACGGCGACGCCTTGACCGAGACGATCACCGGCGCAGACACCGGCACCAGTGCCAGTCAAGCGCTGAACTTTGGACGCGTGGACCGCCTCACAATGAGCGGGGTGTCCGCCGGCGCAGTCGAGGCCGGCGTCGACGGTCTCTGCGAGAGCCAGTGGTACGTTCTCAATTATCGGGGCAACGCCTTTAACGTCGGCCTGGGCGTCGATGTCGTCAGCGGCACCTTGACCTTTGCCGTGCAGCACACTTGGCACGACGTGACTGCCGAGGGCTTCACCGAGGGCGACGAGACAGTCTTCACTCACGGCACCATTACGGGGAAGACCGCCGACATTGACGACAACTACACCAATCCCCCGCGAGCGTGCCGCCTCGCCTTCACCGCCCACACGTCGGGCAGCGCGATCCTGCATATCGCCCAGGTTGGAAGTGGAACGTAACATGGGTATTTCACAGATTGGAGTTGAGATCGAGACGAGCCTCTCCCTCGCCGAACTCATGGATTTACTTAACAGTCCGAAGCGGCTCAAGGAGGTACTCGCCGAATTCAACGCGGCGTCACGCAAGGCGAATAAGGCGGTGCGTGCATTGGAGGTAGCCAATGCAGAGCAGCGTGAGAGTATTCAGCAGGAGCGGGTGGCTCTGGGCGTCGAGAGCAAGGAACTGGACAAGAAGCGCGGCGCCATCGAGAAGCGTGAGGGGCGCATCGAGGGCATCGACGCCGACATGACTGCGCGGGAGGCGTCGATCCAGCGAGGCTTGAAAGACTTGAAAGTTAAGCAGGGCGCCTTCGACGAGGAGAAAACGGAGTTCGATAAGGGCATCGGCGCGGCGGTCAAGAAGGCGGAGCGGGACAAGAAGGCCGCCGAGAAGATTTTGGCGGACGCCAAGACCAAGGAGGCCGAAGTCAACAAACGAATGAAGGCCATGCAGAAAGTGTTGTCGTAATGGGGATTACCCGCAAAGACCCAGGCGGCGCCTTCGACGCCGACACAAATCGGCAAGAAGTAATTCTCGCCGATCCGGAGACGCTGGCGGCGCAGGCGCCGGTTAACCTACAGGCGCTTTCGTCTCACTACGGCGCTGTAACACGCGACCCCCGCATGGACATTGCGGCCCTGGTTCCCGGCGGGTTGCGTATCGGCAGGGGAAACCAATGACAAAATAATCTCAACCGTGAACGACGACCTTGGCGGTACCGGCCTGACAGACATGACCGTGCGGGCGATGGGATACAGGCATTATCCGTAAACAAAGAGCGCGGAGCTTTTTATGAGTTACGAGACCAGATATATTCCAGGCGACGCCAACATTATCTGCGAGCGCACCGGTTACAAGATCAAGCGCTCCCAGGCGCGCAAGGAGTGGAATAACCAGATTGTCCGCAAGGAGAGCTTCGAGCCCCGCCATCAAATGGACTTCCTGCGGTCGAGGCCCGACAGGCAGGCGGCGCCAGACCCGCGTGTCGAGGCCACCGACGGCTTTTTGTCGGTCAATCAAGTGCAGGCCGATGATCTGGATCAGAGAGGCACCGACAGCGGCACCGCTTCAATTTGGGACAGCGGTACGTCTGTGTGGGACGCGGCAACATCAATATGGGACGTTAGTTAATGGCTTCAGCAATTGACACATCAAAACCGATAGCCGGCTCGCCAACGACGCAGAGCGTGCGCGATCAATTCACTACTGCCGCCAGCGAGATCACCTCGCTCCAGGCAAACGGCATCGAAGACCTGACGACTGCCGAAGTCGATCAGCTTGAAAATATCGGCACGACGACCATTAGCGCCGCGCAGTGGATTTATCTGGGCGCGTCCGATCAGGCACTTGCGACGACTGACAGCATCACACATGTCAACTTTACAGCGACCGGCTTCGTCTACAGCAGCGTCACCGACAGCATCACGGCAGGCTCGACGCAGACGCAGGCGGGGGCGACGGCGCTCACGACCCAGGTGAACCGCGTCACCGTCTCAGGGACGAACGGCGACGGCGTGAAGTTGCCGACCGGAGTGAACGGCGGGCGCGTCCTGGTTATCAACGCAGACGCCGCGCAGACAATCCAGATTTGGCCGGCCACGTCAGACAGCATCGACGGCGGGTCCGTTGACGCCGTAGACAGTAATACTCTCGCCGCCGGCGCGGAACGGGAATATGTAATGGTTGGGGTCACCAATTGGAACACGGTGACGCCTACGGGGGGCGCCGGTGATTTGGTTTCGACCAACAACCTCTCCGACGTAGCGAACGCGGGCACGTCGCGCACGAACCTCGGCGTCGCTATCGGGTCTGACGTTCAGGCGTTCGGTGCCATCCTCGACGACTTCAACACCCTCGGCGCCGCCGCGTCAGACGGGCAGTTCATCGTCGCGACCGGCGCGGGTGCGTTCGCTTATGAAAGTACGACCACGGCCCGCACGTCGCTGGGCGTCGGCACCGGCGACAGCCCGCAATTCACGGGCATCGAGTTGGGCCACGCCTCTGACACTACTGTGACCCGCTCCGCCGCCGGCGTACTGGCTGTCGAGGGTGTCGCGCAGGCCGCCAAGACTGGCGTGAATGCGACTAAGCAAGTAATCGCTATAGCGGCGTCTGACGAGGCTACTGCCTTAACTACTGGCGCGGCTAAAGTGACATTCCACATGCCGTATGCCTTCACCTTGACCGACGTTAAAGCGGGGGTGACGACGGCGCCCACTGGCGCGACACTCACAGTCGATATAAACGAAGCCGGCTCTACTATTCTAAGCACAAAGATTACGATTGATATAAGTGAAAAGACTAGCGGCACCGCCGCTACGCCTCCCGTAATTTCCGACGCGTCTCTAGCTGAAGACGCGTTGATGACTATAGACATCGATCAAGTCGGCTCGACAGTGGCGGGCGCCGGCCTCAAGGTTTACTTGATTGGATATATAACCTGATGGCTTTTGTCGTAAACCCTTATCGATATTCTGTAAGCGATCCCTTTGCCAGCGAAAGCCTGCTTGCTACTCTCACGACACTTGGCTTAACGAGCAATCTTCAACTGTGTTTAGATTTCCGCAAGATAACTGGTTGCTATACCAGTGGACAGACAATTGAAGACCTTAATAATGTCACCACTGATCTTACGCGCGGAGCGGATAGTGGAGCCAGTTCAGACGATCCAACATTTAATGACGACGGTGAGTTCAGCGCGGACAGCAATTTTGAGTTTGATGGCGGTGATTTAATTCGCTGCGGTGCGCTGGATGCATGGCAGGATACGCTCCATAAAAACAATGCCGTCGCCACCATCATGTATGTTCATTGGTTGCCCGTTACTCACGGCAATGGATACGTGTTTTACACTGCCACCGGTGCCGCCGGCATGGTCGGCGTGCGGCTCAACCCAGCGCATGTGGCGGCTGACACAACTGAGTTTACAGTGAGAAAAGCGGCTGGGCAGGCTGCCGCATTTAATTCGACAACCGCCAACGTCGAAAGTGCCTGGAATTTCAATTTGCTCTCCTTTGATGAAAGTGTGGGGGCGGGCGGCGGTTTCTGGAACATCAACGGCACCAACGATAGTACGTTCGACAGCACATACACTACACCAGACGCCACCGGCGCCGATGACCCGTTGACAATTGGATCAGATGGAAACATGTCTGGGGGCTTTCTAGACAATGGCTCTAAAATAGGGGCTATGGCAGTGTGGACGTCTGCCTTGACGACGACAAATGCCACGGCGATTTATAACGCTATGGATGGCGTTTATAATTTCGGGAGCTGACATGATTGTATATCTCGAATTCCCTCCCAATCGCTTAACCGCTATTAAGAACGCTTATATGGGTCAACATATTCGGAGCACCGATAACCCAAATGAAGATGAGCAGCTTCAGGATAATCCTCCTGTGGATGCTACCGGAACTCGAATGATTATCGGGTCGTCGCGCATGACTTCAGTACATTCTGGCAATCTGCAAATAGGCAATGCGCCCTGGTTAATTATTCACGATACATGGCCTGCGGACTGGCAGTACCCGGAGATTAATTCATGACGACTTCAGGATCGACAGATTATAACCCCTCCCGCGACGACATCATCAAGCGGGCGCTGCGCATCCTCGGCGTAATAGAGGGCGGCGAGAGCCCCTCCGCGTCCGATCAAGCCGACGCCGTCGAGGCACTGCAAGGTCTAGTCAAGGCATGGATGGCGACCGGCTTCCGCCTGTGGAAGATCGCCGAGGCGACGGTATTCCTGGAACCAAGCCAGACAATATATAGTCTGTCGAGCAGTGGCGATCACGCCTCGGAGACCGTCGTCAAGACCGAGCTGGCCGCCGACGCGGCGGCCTCCGCCACGGCGATGACCGTGGATAGCATCACCGACATATCGGCGTCTGACAATATCGGTATTGTCCTCGACGACGGCACGACGCACTGGACGACCGTGTCGGGGTCGCCATCGGGCACGACAGTCACCCTGGCGACGGGATTGGCGTCGGCGGCGTCCACCGACACCCACGTCTACGTCTACACGACGCGCCTCGTGCGGCCTTTGCGCTTACGCTCGGCGCGCCTCCGTAACTCCTCCAACTCCGACACGCCTATCCTGACATGGTCTCGCGACGAATACGTCGAGACTACCAATAAATTCAGCACCGGCACCCCGTCCGCAGTCTATTACGATCCGCAGCTAGACGCCGGTGAGTTGCATGTATGGTTAACGCCGAATGACGCGAGTAGTAGACTGCTGTGCGACGTCGACATGCCCATCGAGGACATGGATGCCGCGTCGAACACTGCCGACTATCCGCAGGAGTGGGTGAACCCCATCTCGTGGCTGCTGGCCGACGAGATGCGTTTCGACTTCGGCGTGCCCGTCGACGTCGGCGACCGCATCCACGCGCAGGCGAAAGACAAACTCGACCTCGTCCTCGGCTTCGACACCGAGGCGGAGAGCACGTACTTCGGCGTCAGCCTGGACCCTGAATAATGAAGCTACAGTTCGCAGTCAACGCATACACCGCCAGGGCGAAGCCGCTCAGTGCGCAGCGCTGCGTGAACTACTTCGCCGAGGCGGCACCGGCGGACGCGAAGGACGAGCTTGTCCTGTACAACGCGCCCGGCATCAAGGCATTCGGCTCCGGCGGTTTGGTCGGCGCGGTGCGTGGGCAACTCGTCATGGGCGGCGTATTGTATACGGTGGCCGGCAATACTCTCTACAGCGTCACCTCCGCCGGCGTAGCGACCAGCCTGGGCACTATCAACACTAACGTCGGCAGCGTATCGATGGCGGCTAACCGTGCCAGCACACAGGAATTAGGATTGGTGGACGGCACCAATGGCTGGACGTATGACACGTCCAACGGGCTCGTGCAGATCACCGACAATGACTTCGCCAGCGCCGACACCA